CGCGTTGCGGCAACGCCGTACCGCCACCGTTCACTGAAGCGCTGGTGCGCGCTAACCTGCCGGAAATGTGCGGTGCTGATAAGGAGGTGGCTGCGTGAGCGAGTTCCAGAAAATCTGGCTGGCTGCCTACAACGGCTGGCTGACGGCGGTCTCCCCTTCGGGGGAGCTGCATCCCACTGATTACACCGCTGCGCGGGAACATGCTGACGCTGTGCTGAATAGCCTGATCAAGGCGGGGGAGGTTGCATGCAATTGATCCTGCCATTCCCTCCGAGCGTCAACGGTTACTGGCGCTCAACTAAAAAGGGTGTGCTCATCAGCGCGCGCGGGCGGATCTTCCGGTCAAACGCGCTTGCCGCTATTTATCAGCAGTTACGCAGCCGCCCGACGGCATTACTCACCGAACTGGATGTGCATCTGGTTCTGTTCCCACCGACCAGGGCGAAGCGGGATTTAGATAACTTCCAGAAGGCGCTGTTTGATGGCCTGACCCATGCGGGGATCTGGAAGGACGACAGCCAGGTCAAACGCATGACAGTTGAATGGGGAGAGGTAACGAAGGGTGGTAAGGCAGAAATAACGATTACTGATTTCAAAACCACTGTTGTGCAGCCGGTTTAACGTGTGGAGTGATTATGTCGAACAGTTTGCTGTCAGGAAAAGTGGTAACGATGTCGAGCCGTGAGATTGCTGAGCTGGTGCAAAGTAAGCATAGCGACGTGAAACGGTCAGCTGAACGGCTCGCAGTTGGTGGAATTTTAAGCGCGCCGTTGGCGCACACCCCCTATTTCCATGAACAAAACGGTCAGGAGTATCAGGAGTACTGGTTCAATAAACGTGATTCGCTGGTCCTGGTTGCCCGCCTGTCGCCTGAGTTCACCGCCGTGGTAGTGGATCGCTGGCAGGAACTGGAATCGAAAAGCCAGTTACCCCAGTCATTGCCGGAAGCGTTGCGACTGGCTGCTGATCTGGCCGAAGAAAAACAGGTACTGGAATCTCAGCTGGCGCTGGCGGCCCCAAAAGTGGAATTCGTTGATCAGTACGTGATGGCTAAGGGCTCTATGGGATTCCGCGCGGTCTGCAAATTGCTGCATGCGAAAGAACCGGAATTCCGGATGTTCCTGCTCGAGAAAGACATTGTTTACCGGCTTGAAGGCCAGTTGACGCCAAAGGCCAATCATTTAGAGGCAGGTCGGTTTGAGGTGAAAACCGGTACCAGCCAGCAGAATCAGCATGCGTTTCGCCAGGCCAGATTCACGGCAAAGGGCGTTGAATGGGTTGCCGGGATGTGGGCTGGTTATCTGCGACAGAAACAGGAGGCCCACGCGTGAGAGCATTGTTAAAACCGTATCCTCAGCGCGAACTGGGGATCGTGCAGTTCGAGCTGCCGGCGGACATGGTGAAGTTCTTCAGTAGTAAACGCCTGCTGATCACCAATGAACCCGCTGACCTGCATACCGCGCCGGATGGCCTGGTGCCATTAGAAGCACAATCACTTTCACGGGATCCGCGCCTGTCTGGTTTCCTGTCGTCTCCTGAAGTGATCGGGAAAGTTGGCGGCATGGCGGCGCTGACACTGTGGGTTAAACACCACCGTGCCTGCGAGTGCCCGGACTACAACGGCGAATACCATCACCACGAACTGGTGCAGGTTCCGCGCGGGCGTGGCGTGGTCTGCCTGTGCTGGGCGCATGACAACGAGTTTCGGGAAAAAGAATCGCTAAAACTGGATGCTATCGCGCTGGCGAACGCCGCCGAATTTGTGACTGAGGCAATCCGGTACCGGTATGGTCTGCCGGACGGGCGTCACCTTACGTTGCCGGAGCTGTGCTGGTGGGCAGTTTCGAAAGGGCTGGTTCACCTGCTGCCGGAAGAAGTGGTCTGCGCGGCACTGGGAATGAAATACAACCCGCCCGGTGGCCAGCGTAAAGAGGCTGACGTCAACCCGTGGGAGAAGCAACCACTTGAAGAACTGGCGAACAATGTCAAACCGGTACTGGCGCTGGCAATCGATCCGGAGACGCCAGAGTCTTATGCCCTGATCCCGAAGCGCCGCCGGTATGAGAACTCGAAATACACTCAATGGGTAAAGCGCCAGCCATGTTGCGGCTGTGGTAACGGGTCCGATGATCCGCACCACATCACCGGCAATGGATTTGGTGGAATGGCAACAAAAGCGCATGACTTGTTCGTGATCCCGCTGTGCAGATGGTGTCACGACTCACTTCATGCGGATACCCAGGCTTGGGAATCAGAACACGGTACTCAGGAATTTTTGGTTCTTAAGACATTAGACCGTGCGCTGGCGATGGGTGTTATCGCTACCGGCAAAGCAAAGTAAGAGTGTGGAGAGAATAATGCGTGATATTCAACTGGTACTGGCTCGTTATGGCGTTTGGGCTCGCGATAATTCCGGCGTGAGCTGGTCACCGATTGCAGCGGGCTTCAAAGGCTTGCTGCCGACTGAATCCAGCAAGGTCGAATCCTGCTGTGATGATGATGGCCTGATTGTGGATGCCGCAGTTGGCCGCCTGGCCGCCGTCCGTAAACCGGAGGAGGTGACGCTCATCATGCTGCATTACCGCTTTGGCCTGTCGAAACGGAGAATAGCGAAGATGTATAAAGTGAGTGAAGGCTTGATCCGCCAGCAGTTGCAGGTAGCGGAAGGATTCGTTGATGGTTGCCTGGCGATGACTGGCGCCGTATTGGAGATGGATGCCTACACTCAAAAAAGTCGAGTGGCTAAAGTCGCTTAAAAAGTTCTAATGCGCTACGCAAAAACTCTTGTAAGCTATTAAGTGTGCATATTACGTAACTTAAGCAGAAGGAGATGTTAAATGTTTACCTCCTGCTTAAGCCATCGTTTTATTCTGTAGTATGGGGTATCGCGGTTACGGATGCTGTAACCCCAGCACTTACGTTAACTTCGGGTATCTCTGCGATTAATGGAATTCCACTCATCATCTTTTGCACAATATCATTTGATGGAAACTGAATCCCTAGCTCAGATGTGTTTGGATTTGCTCTATATTTCTCAACTAAAGATTCATTGTTCCATTTTTTTGAAAGATAAATAATTCCTTCAAAAGCGGCAGGGTCCTGTTTTTGTGACTCTAAAATCATATGAAATCCACGACGCTCAATGCCTTTTAAGAAACTGGAAAAACACTCTCGCAATAAGCTGTCATCAAGATCCTTAAACTTTATGCCCTGTGCTAAAAACTCAAAGTAGTTCAGAACATAAAGTAACCCATTTATAGCGTCCTTATAGTCATCCGGCACTTTTGCATCTTTATATTCTTCTTTATCAGGATTGCAACGCCATTCTGAAAGCTCCGCGGGAACGTATCTCATACCTCGATAGATTCTCGTGCTAGCGCGAAGTTGAGACTGATACTCAGGGCTGGTTCGTGAGTTAATGATCATGCTTAAAGTATGAGAGCGGCGTGCATTTGCAGCGGAAGTAATACATTGTATCCACCAGCCCATTCCGACTAGCAGGCCTGTGACCATCACAGACAAAGATGTTTGATATTCGGGTTTGTATCTTAGAATTGCATAAGCTGCCAGGACTATTGCAAAAAAAACAGCACTGAACATTGGCAAAAACTCAGAAGTGTCGGGGTATTTTTTTGCTATAAAGCGGTAAATAAGATGTATTGAAGACGCGGCCCCGAAAATCACAATCAGCCAATCAATGATTGCGATATCAAATGGTAAAGTGCCAGGATAGGCCCAAGTAAAGAGGGCACGGATTGTGCACGCGGCAACGAACAGGGCGATAAATACGCCGATAAAAACTTTTGACACTTTACATCCTCCTTATGTCAAAAAGGCTTCCACAAGGAAGCCTTTCATTGAGCAAATTTTTTGTTTCTATTAGCCTTCGCCGAAACCTACTTTAAAGCAGAGGTTGTTAGTAGCCATGTAATTTCTCCAGTTGTAATCCATCAGTGGGTGTTTGGTGTGGTGGTACTCATTGTGTTGTGAAAAATATTTTCAAACCTATGAAGTAAGGATAGCAAGTTCCAATAACAACGATCAAGAAAAGATGTGTGTGCGTGGCAATACAAATAAAATTAAATTCCATATAAATCAAATATATAACTCATGTCAACAAAAATATTTATAAAAAACGATTGAGTTAATTTTTTTATTATATATCAGTGGGTTATTTTTATGGCCGACGGAGCGCAGGGATACATATGTATCCTGGATAGTGTCTTTTCAAGCGGACAGTTTGTAAAACAGATATACAGATGTAACCGATAGGCCGCCTAAGCGGCTTTTTTATGCCCTCAATTCGGTTATGAGGACACCTACAACGATAAGGGGTTTATCAATGTCCAAGCCGATATCAGCTACGGCGACTGTGATAACCGTTTAAGAATGCCCAGTTGGTTTAGTCTTTTCGGCACATATGATACGTTTATACCGTTGCGGTGAATCCTACCTATGCGGTAGGGCTAATAAGCTATGCCCTCGTAGTGAAGACAGCGAACCACGGTTAGCTCACCAACGGTTCACCGGGAGGCACCCGGCACCGCAACAATCAGACAATGCTTTTCAGTTTGCGAAGATGGGATAACCCGGAGCGATTGGAAAGCACATTCGGATGAGCGTTGCTGGCATAATCTGCTGTAATGCCTCATATGTTTTGTATTCAGCAAGAATGCAAGCCTGTTGAAACAAACTCATCATCAACTTTAGATAAAGAAGACACTTCATTACGTAATGCCCTCTAATATAGATTTCTCTTGGTATTTAAATCATTGGAGGCGCTGTGAAGAGAAGGGTTTGGTTCGCTTGGCTATTTATGGTGGCATCTTTTGGTGGGTATGCGGAAGGCGTTCACCACATAGACCGAAAGCTTGCACATGGTGCAGTGCCCCATTTCAACATTATCGACACCTCAGAAACGCCTGACGAACATATTAGTGAAAAAATGCATGAAAAAGCCGTAAGACATTGAAATATTAAAAATCAATACAAAACCTCGAAGAAATGCGTTTTTTTGCTTTCTGAAGGTTAGAAATATACACCAGTAAACGGATAGACCGCAGGCGTCAGCCAATGCAGCAGTAGTGATGCTGCCCCGAGTCCCACAGGGAGCCAGATGCAGGTCCGGACTGCAATATGCGCTGGTGAGGGTTATTAAAGAAGAAGGCATACCGGTAAAGCAGCGCGACAGCCAAACGCGCACCGGTTATCAGCGGCGATGAGCGACAGATGACTCAAGGGCATGAGCGCGGCCACTGCGAGAAGTGGTTTCGAACACAAAGATTCACACATACTCAATCGCCCTATCTAAGATTCAATCTTTCCGCTTTATCTGGGATAGTAGCAATACCTTACTATGTCCGAGAATTTATAATGATTGAGTGGGTGCAGGAGTATTTTTTAAAAATTATTAAGCATTACAAAGAAATGACTACACTTATCTTTGTTGTTGCAATGATTAAACTGATATATCCAGTTGTTTTCTTAATATTAAATAAAAGATTAGATATATCAGAACGTAAAAGAAGAATTAAACTTCTCACCGATAGAGGATATTCTTACGAAATAGCTAAAATAATGGTTAAACGAGAGTTTGATTTAACCAAAAAGCCTAGTTGGCTCGTAAGGTTTTTTAGAAAAGTTTTCAGAAGCAAAAGGTAATCAAATTGCGGTCCGCTTATGCGGGCCTTTTTTATGCCCTCAATTCGGTTGTGAGGACACCAACAGCGATAAGGGGTTTATCAATGTCCGAGCCGATATCTGGGCTCACCGTGACAGGCACGTTGGCGGGGGCTGGCCTCTTCGGCTGGTTCTCAGGCTTAGATTACGGTGTGGTTTTTGGCGCTTTTGCTGGCGCTGTTTTTTATGTCACCTCAGCTGCTGACCTGAGCAACTGGCGAAAGGTGTCATATTTCACCGTTTCATTCCTCGCAGGTATCTTCGGCGCGGGAGTGGCTGGCGCTAAATTATCGAAATATTTGGACTACACCGATAAACCATTGGATGCCTTGGGCGCGGTGATCATCTCCGCGCTGGCGGTGCAGCTTCTTACGTTCGCCAGCAACCGGGCAAAGAACCCAACATCACTGATCGATCGGTGGAGGGGGCAAAATGGTAATAAATGACCCGCTGGTAATCCTGAACGTGATTGTGTGCACGCTGGTTGTTATCCGGCTGTGCTTATTTCGAAAGAATGGGGCCACGCATCGTCGCTGGGCGTCGTGGTTGGCCTACCTGCTGATCCTGATTTATGGCCATGTCCCGCTGCGTTTCCTGTTCGACCATTACGACGGTACGCGCTGGGCCATCCTCTTAATGAACCTCGTTATCTGCATTGCGATATTCGCCGTGCGCGGGAACGTGGCGAAAATCATTAAAGTCCTGAGACTTCCGCAATGACAAAAGACCAATTTACCCGGGCGGCTTCATTAAGCGCCGACTTAGCCGCGCGCTGGTATCCGCACCTGGTATCAACAATGGCTGAGTTCGACATTTCCACTACAGCCCGTCAGGCGGCGTTCATTGCGCAGGTAGGGCATGAGTCCGGTGACTTTAAAACCCTGGTCGAGTCCTTCAACTATTCGATCGCCGGACTGTCTGTGTTTACCCGCCTCACTGCCTCACAGCGAGAACAGCTCGGGCGCCGGAATGGTGAAGGTCCACTGCCTGTTGAGCGCCAGCGCGCTATTGCCAATCTTGCCTATGGTGGCCGGTACGGCAATAAAGCAGCTGGTGACGGCTATAAATTCCGCGGACGTGGTCTCAAACAAATCACGTTCCTCGATAACTATCTGGCTTGTGGTCGCGCGCTGGGCATTGATCTAATCACCAATCCTGATTTGCTCCTGCAGGATGAATACGCAGCACGGTCGGCGGGTTGGTTCTGGAAGGCCAATAACTGCAACAGCTTTGCCGATTTAGGTGACTTTGTAGGGCTGACCAAACGTATTAACGGCGGTGTTAACGGACTGGATGATCGTCAGGCACGTTACGCGGTCGCTAAAAAGGCATTAAGCATCTGAGGATCACCTTGTGGAAACATCGCTGTTTACTGCTCTTCTGAAGGCTTACTGGAAAACGGCTGTCGCCATTGTCTTGGTGGCGGCACTGGCATGGTGGGTAGAAGGGTTGCGCTGGGACGCTGATGTTTCCAAACGTAATGAAGCCCACACCGCAGAGCTGAAGAAACAAAGCGATCAGGCCGTGATTGACCTGACCAACCAGAAGAAGCGCACCGATGCAGCACTGGCGGCTTTCGAGGCGCTGGACGCTAAGCACACGAAGGAAATGGCAGATGAACATGCTAAGAATGAGAAATTGCGTGCTGATGTTGCTGCTGGTACTCGCCGGGTGCGAATCGCCGCAGCAAACCTTGCCACCTGCAACCTCACAAGGGACAGCACTGCCGGCAGCAGCAGCCTGGGCGATGCAGTACAAATCGACCTCACGCCAGCAGGTGGATCAGCTGTTCTCAGTCTCAGAGAGTCAACCAGCAGAGATGCCGAAGTGATCCAATACCTTCAGGGCTATGCCACAGAGGCTCAGAAGCGGTGCAAAGTGAACTGAGGAAAAGTATGGTTGCAATAAATATAGTTGCTAATGAAATGATTAGCAATGAAAGGTACTCCCGGCAGGGGGCCTTGCCACGGGGCGGCGGACTCGCGGAAAACGGCTAGTTTTCGCATTTTGATCGCATCATCAGCAGGTGATGCATCACAATGATATTTCAGAAAAAAACATTGGCCTATCTGAGGGTGATAAAATTTATCTTCACCATGTGGAATTATTTAGTATTTTGTTTTTAAAGATATTTTTAGGTATTGAGGTGATTGTGTGAGGTGGTGATGGAAAAGGTGGGTGATCTTGCTGAGGCGTTTAATTGGAGTATATCCAAGATTTCTGAAGCATTTTCAATGGATAGGGCAACAGTCAGAAAGAAAATTGTTGAAAATGATATTCAGGCTGCGGGAAGTTCTCGTGGTAATCCGACCTATGCACTTAAAGATGTTGCCCCTGTTTTGTTCGCTGGCGCCTGTAAACCTGATGAAGACATTAGGCATGATCCTTCACTCATGATCCCGAAAGAACGTAAGGATTGGTTCCAGTCGGAAAACGAGCGTATCAAGCTGGAAAAGGAACAACGCAACTTAATACCCGTGAATGAAGTAGTAACAGTTTATTCCGCGATGACAAAAGCAGTAGTTCAGGTACTTGAGACAATCCCAGATATTTTAGAGCGTGATTGTGCTTTAACACCCCAGGCGGTATCTGCAGTTCAGGCATCAATTGATGATTTACGAACGACGCTATCTGAAAGATCGTATCACGCCTGCGCTATTGACCTTATGAGAGATAAAGGGGAGGTGATTGCCGAGGAGGATTAATGGCATACGCGTCAGCGGAAAAGATAGGTCAGGATATTTCACTCATCCTCCGACCACCTCGCCGTATAAAGGTATCTTCAGCTGTACATAAATATATGCGAGTGCCTAAAGGTGCTGGTAATTCCGTTCCTTGGGATCCTAATGTTGCCCCCTATGTTGTCGAACCCATGGACATGCTGGCTTCGAGGGAATATGACGCAGTGATATTTGTTGGCCCGGCCCGTACCGGCAAAACCATCGGGCTGATTGATGGATGGGCTGTGTACAGTATTGTTTGTGATCCATCTGACATGCTTATTGTTCAGATGACCGAAGAGAAGGCAAGAGAGCACAGCAAAAAGCGTCTTGATCGTACTTTCCGCAGTAGCCCCGAAGTGGCAAAAAGACTCAGCCCACGTCGCAATGATAACAATGTGCACGACAAAATATTTCGTGATGGGTCATTCCTTAAAATAGGCTGGCCCTCTATTAATGTTATGTCGTCGTCAGATTATAAATTTGTTGCACTGACGGATTATGACCGCTTTCCGGAAGACATTGACGGTGAGGGCGATGCGTTCACTCTGGCCTCAAAACGTACTACAACCTTTATGTCATCCGGCATGACGTTGGTGGAGAGTTCGCCAGGTCGTCAAGTCACAGATACCAAGTGGCGGCGAGGTTCACTTCATGAAGCCCCGCCGACCACCGGCATTCTTTCTTTATATAACCGCGGCGATCGCCGCCGTTGGTACTGGCCTTGTCCGCACTGCGGCGAATACTTCCAGCCTGCGAAAGATGTGGTGCAGGGCTATCAGAATATTGCCGACCCTGTTGTCGCCAGTGAGGCGGCATTCATTGAATGCCCACATTGCCGCGGAAAAGTCACGGCAGACCAGAAGCGCGCGCTCAATCAGAAAGGTGTCTGGCTGCGCGACGGTGAGCAGATTGACCGTCATGGTGTGATTACGGGTACCGCGAGACGTTCCCGTATTGCTTCTTTCTGGATGGAAGGCCCCGCAGCGGCATATCAGACCCTGTCTCAACTGGTCTATAAGCTGCTTTCTGCCCAGCAGGATTATGAGGCCAACAGCAGCGAAGAAACCCTCAAAGCGGTGATCAATACTGACTGGGGGCTGCCTTATATTCCACAGTCTAGCGTCGAGCAGCGGAAATCCGAAACGCTCATGGCGCGCGCTACCGTGGTGACCAAGCGTACGGTGCCCGACGGTGTGCGTTTTCTGGTGGCGGCCGTTGACGTCCAAAGCGGGCGTAACCGGCGCTTTGTGGTGCAGGTAATTGGCTATGGCGCGCACGGCGAGCGGTGGATTGTCGACCGGTACAACATTAAACAATCGATGCGTACTGGGCCAAATGGTGAAAGTCTACAGATTGACCCCGCTGGCTATCTGGAAGACTGGAACCTGCTGCGCACCGACGTGCTGGATAAAGAGTGGCCACTCAACAGCAATCCGGGTGTTTCCCTGCCCGTGCTGGCGATGGCCGTGGACTCCGGCGGCGAAGACGGGGTGACCGGTAATGCCTATGAGTTCTGGCGCCAATGTCGCCGCGATGGCGTTCACAAGCGCGTTTATCTCTTCAAAGGCGACAGCTTGACCCGCAGCAAACTGATCACCAGGTCATTCCCAGACAATAGCGACCGCCCTAACCGGCGGGCTGAGGCCCGCGGCGACGTGCCGCTCTACCTGCTGCAGACCAATATGCTCAAAGACCGGATCAGTAACGCGCTTCATCGCGATACGCCGGGGGCTAACTATGTTCACTTTCCTGACTGGCTGGGGGAGTGGTTCTATGACGAACTGACCTATGAAGAAAGGGGCACTGATGGTAAATGGGCCAGGCCAGGTAAGGGGGCGAACGAAGCGTTCGACCTGATGGTATACGCCCATGCGCTGGTGATTTTGCGCGGGTACGAGCGGATAAACTGGGAAAAACCGCCTTCATGGGCACAGCCATTTGAGCAATC